ATCAGCAGCAGTTGCTAACTGAAAATCTTCACCAACAACTTTTGTACCTGAATGATCTTCTTTAAGTGATCCAATACCACGAGAAGAAACACCTAACATAACACCTTCACCAAGTAAAGATTGAGCAATCTTACCCATAGGTGTATCAAGAAGAGTTGCTCTTCCTTTAAAATTATTACCTTCTTGACAAAGAGAAGTAATTTTATGAGATACTCTATCAAGGTTTACTGTAGGACCTTCGGGATGACCCAATTCTCCTAAAGCACGACCTTTTTTTATAAAAGATTCATTATATCTTTTAACTTCATTACTTAAAGTACCTAATGGATACATTCTACCATTACGGTTTTTAATTTCTGCTTGAAGGAATGTACCTTCTATACAAAGACGCTTACACTTCCTACCACCTTTAGTGTAGGCTTCAGTAACTACTTGTACGTTAGAAATTTCTTCTGTAATTAGTTTCATTCTTCGGTTTCCTGTTCTACGGTTTCGCCTTCACTAGGATCATCAAACATTTGATGTGCAACAAGAGGTTTAGCTACTTCTAAACGTTCTGCTGATTTTGCATACAAAATATCCTTAATTTTATCGGATACATCAGCTGCAGAAGCGTCAGTTGCAATCAAATCGACAAGATCTTCCATGACATTTTAATAATAGTTATATATTTGTTATTTATAACTCGGCTTTCTTAGTGTCTTTTACGTACTTATCATCAATCTTCTGTGCTTGTGCTGCAATATCAGGATCAACAGGCATTTCACCCATTGACATTGGATCTCCTTCCATTGGTATTTGACCTTCTTGGGGTAATGGTTCACCAGTTATTGGATCAAGCGTTGATGGATCTGGAATGATTCCCTTTTGAATTTCATCTTCAATCTGAGTATCAATTTCCTCTATTTCCATATCAGTTTGACGTAATACTCTCTTACGAACATATTCAGTAGAATAATACTTACCAACATAAGGTTCAATAGTAGCAAGCATATTCAATCTTCCTTCCATTAATTCAGATTCTTTAAGTTCTGCAAATTGATTATCATAGATGAAATCATATTGAATATGATCTTCCATCTCCTTCCAATCTTCAGGTGTAACAATATTCTTAAGAATTAATTGTGTCTTAAGCATATCATTAAACATATTTGCAAAACGTTTCCTTAAACGTCCTACAAACTTAGCAAACTTAAGTTCATCTCTTAAGATTTCTGATGAACGACCCAAATTAAAACCACCATCAGTAGCAATTCTTGATTCAGGAACACCTAATGCTCTATAAAGTTTCTTTTGAAAATACTCAATATCAGCAAGTTCTCCAAGATTTTGTCCACCAGGTAAAGTTGTAATTTCAGTTCCTCGACCACCTTCTCTTCTAGGCAACCAGAAATCTTCCATCATAGACATGAACTTTCTATCATCTCTAACTTCACCAGTGTTAGCATCATAAACTAACTTATTTCTATAGCGAGACATTACCTCTTTTAGGTATTGTTCTGCTTTTACTTTTGGTAGATTACCTACATCAATGTAGAATATTCTTCTTTCTGGTGCTCTTGATAATCTGTAAATAACAAGACTATCTTCAATCATTCTAAGTTGATTAAGTGCCTTGATTGCTTTGTGAAGATATGAAAGAACACGATTCTTATTTCTATCTACTAAACCAGAAGTACACATAGCAATAGAATCTTTAGCAATCTTAATAGATGCTCCTTTTGATCCCATTGATCCAATCATTGATGTTGGATGTTGTACTTTAGGTGTATAAACAAAATATTCGTCAAACTCTGGATTTGGAACTACTTCCTTATCAGTTCTAACTCTTATAGTAGGATCATCACCTTTCTTTTTCTTCTCTTGTCTAATATATTTTATCTTAAGTGGATCAATATATCTAAGATCTTGTATTCCTTCTTGTGGATTTTTTACATCAATAACTTTGAAATAAAATAATCTACCATCTACATACCAATTTCTAAAAATTTCATGAGACTTTTTATCAAAGTCCATCAATTCTTTAATATACCTAAACTCCGACCTAATTTTTTTCTTTAAACTTTCACTTGCATTAAGATTTGAAAGTTCTACTTCTACTGGAGAGTCGTATAAATCACTAACTATCGCTTCATTTACAACATCTTCTATAGCACCATCCGCTTCAGGATGAAGTGCCATTTCTCTATATCTCTTTATTAAATCAAAATCTGATCGATACGCACCCTCAATATCTACATATTGTCCATAAAAGCCGCTTGAAATAAAATTATCAACCCCGTCCTCATTGTTCTTGGGAACAGGGCTGATTATTGATTTGGACTTCTTTAGGGAATCCTCAATAGAAAAACCGAAAAGTTTTGCCATAGTATAATTTTTAACTCTATATATTTTCTATTTAGTTGATGTCTTCGCCACCAGCATTTGGACCAGTTCCTTTAACTGCCTCCCAATATTGAACTTGTAGTTCAACTGTGAACTCCTGAATCCCTTGAGCATCGTAAGAAAGTTCAATAGGACCAACTTGAGTTGGGAAAGTATCAAAGAATCTGTATGATCTTAGTGTAGAACCATCACGATCTAACTGATACACATAAGCATCTGCTTGATAATCTGCAGGATTTGTTAAACCTGTGTTATCAGAAAGACGATTGATTGTATTCATCCATCTTTCAAATGCAGACCTGATTGCAAAGTCTGTATCGTTGATAACGGTAACAGTCCAAGAATCGAATGTTCTATCTCCAGCAATTTTAAGAACCCTTCCTCTAAAGGGAACTTCGATTTGAGCAACATTGGATGCTGGCATGTTAGCACCCTTTACCATAAATCTTGCTTTATCTAGAACATCTGAATCAGGTTTAGATGTATCTGGAAATGTGAGGACAACTTCAAACAGATTAGCACGAGCACCACCACCTGTCAACTTACTCTTGAAGTTTGATATCGTTCTTAGTGGTGGTGGATTGACTTGATTTCTAGCCATGATTGTTTTTTAAACCTCTAATTAAACTGAACCGATTACTTCTTCAAAGGCAACACCAGTTCTTGTAGCAACAAAGGTTAGACCGATGAAGTTGATAGAACGTGCTGGTTTGATGAATATGTCAGCAACAAACTCATTTGCGTCAATGACTGCTGCTGTGTTATTTGTTTCGTCGCAAATAACTACAAAGTCGAAGATACCTCTCTTCGCTTGAACATCCCTTAAGAATGGTTCAATGATATTTACAAAGTTTGTCCTTGTAATCTCATCGTTAAACTCAAAGAGTTGATCCTTTGCAGCCGCTGAAATTGCATCTTCAAGATAGATGAATAATCTACGAACGTTGATACGATCAAATGCGGATGCCTTTGCAAATGCGGTTTTATCTCCAAAGAGAATAATACCTGCACCTGGTGAACTAATAACTGGATTAATTCTATTTGAATAAAGAATGTCTCTTTGCTTCTTACCAGGATTATAAACAAGTTTGGTTGCATTTAAAATTGCACCTCTTGCTGTTCCTGCTGGTGAGAACCAAGGGAACTGTTCAAGACTTGTTCTAGCACATAGTCCAGCAATGTCTCCATTTAAAGGAACATATCTGAATGTGTTATTGAAGCGATCATACATGTACTTGTAACCGCTATCAAATACCGCATAAGTTGAAGATACTCTATCAGAATAGAAACTCTTAATGTTAGTAGTTACTTCATCAATATCACTAACTGTTACTGCTCCAGAAACACTATCATTTAAGAATGCCTGACGATAAGGTGAAACAAATCCAACTGCATCCTTTCTTGCTTCTGCGGTTGCAATAACCTCATCAGCAATTCCTGCTGCAGTATCCTTATCATAATTTGCAGATCCCATTAGAATGAAATCTACTTCAGTTTCTTCTTTGTTAGTGAATAACTGTAGTCCACTGATAATATCATCAGCACCACAATTTAATGCATTGGGTGATGTTATGGTAGCTATACCACTGTAATTAAGTCCACTTGCTAATGTATAAGTATTAGAACCAGAACCAGCGAAGTTTACATTCTCTGCATTTTGATCCCAATCGGAATCAGCATCTATTGTCCATCCAGAACTATATGCAGTAGTTGTAACACCTAGAGGTTGTGAACCACCAAAAATATATCTAGAATTGACTGCAAGATACTTTCTCCAATAAGAAGTAGCACCTACAGAGAATTCTGCATCCTTTGCCTTAGATAGTGATAAATGCTTCTCTAAGATTGTTCCAGCATTTCCAGTAATAGATCCAGTGTCATCTATAACGACAACGTGAACTTCATCAAATCTACCACCTCTTGAACCAACAAATGATGAAGTTTGTGGTTTGTTTGCTAGTTGATCCCAACTTAGAGTTTCGTCATTCTTTAGTGCAATTGATTGATTCTCAAACCAATCTGTTGTTTTACTAGCGGTTACTGTTCCAAGATCTATAGAGTTATTAACTCCACCACCTGTAACTATAACAGGACCTGCTTTAAACTCATATGCTCCTTCTGGATTATAGTCCACTGTATGCTCAGTTCCAGCAGCATCTACGTGAGAAACAACTTTAACATCTACAGAATCAGAATCTACCTTAGTAATGATACCTTTTAGATAACCACCTAAAGTTGTTAATCCTTTCTTACGACCAGTAACGTCTTGCTTAATACCAGTACCAACTGAAATTGATGAAGTACTCAACCCTGCGGCAGTAACACCAGTTATAGTTTGATCTGTTCCAGCATCGATAGTAGCAACCTTAATTCCATTTGCCCAACTACCAGGTGTATTTGCGGCAAATGTTACATACTGAATGGTACTCTCATCATATCCTAATTGGTTGTAATGAGTTGAACTCTTAATTCTAACACTACTTGCAGTACCAACAAAAGCGTTCTTTATACCAACGCCTGTTGTTGTGTCAAAGTCGTCTGCTCTAACAACGCTTAATGACCCACCATATGCAAGGAATGATGAAGCAACCAACCAATGTTCGTAATGCTTATCTGTTGAATATGGTTGTCCAAATGTTTGAAGTAGATCTTGCTCATTCTCGATGAGTTGTGGATCTCCAACTGGCCCCTTTTCAAATGGGGCTACAAGTGCTCCTGTAGATCCACTAGTCGGATCAACTCTACCAATGGTTAAGTCAACCTCTCTTATAACAATTCCAGGAGATGCTAAGTTTAATGGCATCTTTTCTGTCTCCGAATCTCAGATTATTCTAAAAATATTTATGTTAATGTCTATTTACATGTAGTCCCACATGTATGAACGGTCTCCATACTCATCAGTATGCCAAGTATCTCCATCTTTATCAGTAAAACTTCCCATATCATTAAGACCATCCTGAACAAAACCAAATGGAGCCATATCCTGTTCTATCTGATTTTTCTGCTCTTCATATATTCTCTTACGAATGTCATTATCAGACATCTCTTTAAAATATTCTTGTGCAACTAACCAAGCAAATATAACAAGGCACATAGCAAGGTCATCATTACATCCTTCCTCTGCTTCAAATGAATTATGCTTTTGTGCAAATGTAGTTAGTTCTGAAATGATATCATAATCCCAAGTAAGGAGTTTATCATCCTCCATCATAGTCTTAAGATTGGAACATCCCAACTTCTTAACTGCAGATGTCATTCTTACACCAAGTTGAGTTTTTTTACCAGAAAAACCTTGCCCAACTATTTGACCTGCTCTACCTCTCATAGATGCCATTAAGACATTTTCATATTCAAGATCATATTGAAGAATACTTGCAACCTGATCTCCTATATCATTTACTTCTATTAATAAGTAAGCATTATTATATCCTTTTGCCACATCCAAAATTATATTTGGGAATAGCATAGGTTTAATTTCATTATTCCTATACTTAGCAACTACTCTATAAGGGAACTCCGTCGTATCAAAAACTATAAAAGCAGAATAATCATTACCAAGACCTCTGGCAACATCAACCGTGATTATATAATTGTGTTCTGGAACTGGTGTTTCGTAAATATCAAGTCCAGCATTTTTAGTCTTTGGTGGTTCAAATACTAAGTTCTTAAGTTTTGCTGCATTAATAAGAGTATTAACAGATCCTAAGAACTCACAT